AATGCAGTAGGAAATGCCGGAGGGGCGCCTCCAAAAAATCAAAACGCATGTAAGCACGGTCTATCATCAAAATGGTTGCCGCAAGAGGTGATGGAAATCATAGGGGAAATGCCAAAAGATGAAATTGATGTTTTATGGCATCAAATACAATTGCAATATGCCGCCATCCTGAGATCACAAAAGATTATGTGGGTGAAAAATGAATGTGATAACGATACAAGCACTAGCGACGAACCATATGTCGTAAGATATGCAAATGATAAACAGGAAACATTTTTACGAGCGCAAAGTAGAGCAATGTCTGAATTACGTTCTATGATTAAGCAATACAATGAGCTGCTGCATAAGAACTGGGACACTGCCAGTGAGATCCAGAAAGCTCAGCTTGCACAGATACAGGCACAGACGGATAAGCTTACGGGTAATAACGCTGAGATTGAAGACCTGGAAGAAACGGACGATATGATCTATGGCGAAGATAACAAAGAAAAAAACGATACAGTATAGATTCGGTCAGAAGCATATCGACTACATCCGGAAGTGTGCTCAGTGTACGATCAATGTAGCTGAAGGTGCTGTACGTGCCGGTAAGACTGTCGATAACGTATATGCGTTCGCTCATGAGTTACGCTTCACGAAAGACCGCATCCATCTGGCCACCGGTTCTACAGTAGCCAACGCGAAACTGAATATCGGTGACGCCAATGGCTTCGGCTTGGAATACATCTTCCGCGGACAATCGCACTGGGGGAAATACAAGGACAATGACTGTCTGTATATCAAAGGACCCGCAACAGGATATAGACAACGTATCGTCATCTTTGCAGGTGCGGCCAAGGCAGACAGCTTCAAGAAGATACGCGGAAACTCATATGGCCTGTGGATCGCAACTGAAATCAACCTGCACCATGAGAATACGATTCGTGAGGCGTTCAACCGGCAGCTGGCTGCTGACAAGCGTAAGATATTTTGGGACCTCAATCCAGACAACCCAAAGGCCAAGATCTACACAGACTACATAGACAAATATGCGAAACAGGATGAAGAAGGTACACTGATCGGTGGCTACAACTATCAGCATTTCACGATATTCGACAACGTAACTGTAACAGAAGAACGTTTTCAGGAGATCATGGCACAGTATGATAAGAACAGCATCTGGTACCAACGTGATATCCTTGGAAAGCGTATGATTGCGGAGGGACTTATCTATCGGGCGTTCGCTGATGCCGTACAATCCGAAGCTGAAACAGGTGAAAACAGATTCAAGTGTAAGGAAAAACCGAAGAACCTCATGGAGATCATCATCGGCGTGGACTTTGGAGGCAACGGTTCCGGTCATGCGTTTGTTGCAACTGGCATTACCAGAGGATATCAGGAGATCATTCCACTGGCTTCGGAATGGCATGATTGCAGTAAGAAGGATATCGACCCGGACAAGCTGGGGCAGTTGTTCATTGACTTCTGCCTGAAGGTACTGAACATGTATGGTAATATCACACATGTCTATTGTGACAGCGCAGAACAGACACTGATCAATGGACTGAAAAGTGCAGCTAGAAAGAACGGACTCGGCTGGCTACGTATCGACGACGCATTGAAAGAAGTAATAACGGAGCGTATCCGCCTCACCAATAGGATGATGGCGCAGATGCGCTTTTCTTATATGCCGGAGATGTGTGACACACTGGTATCTGCATTGTGCACCGCTATCTGGAATCCTAAGGAGATCACAGTGGATGAGCGGCTGGATGATGGGACCAGCGATATCGATACCCTGGATGCATTTGAATATACGATCGAACGGTATATCAAGAAGTTCATCCGGTATGAGTAGGAGGTGATGGAATGAATTTCACAAGGATGATGAGCCTTATTGCAAAAGAACTGAACAAGACTTCAGAAACGCAGGTAGATATGGCTCTAACTATGAAGATGGCTACACAGATAGAGCTTTGGTCTAAGATGTTCCAAAACAAAGCCTTCTGGTTGAATAGAAATGTGAAGAGCTGCAACCTGCCCGCAGCCATCGCTTCCGAGATTGCAAGGCTGGTCACTCTGGAATTGAAATCAGAGATATCCGGAGGTCCTAGAGCGGAATATCTACAGAAGCCCTATGCAAAGATGCTGAAGGACATCCGGAGGTACGTTGAATACGGATGTGCAAAGGGCGGACTGGTATTCAAGCCGTATGTGACGGAACAGGGGATCAGTATCCAATTTATCCAGGCTGACGCATTCTTTCCGGTATCGTTTGACGATTCGGGAAATATCATAAGGTGCGTGTTCGCAGAACAGATGCGGAAAGGCCAGTCGATTTTCACCAGGCTGGAAGATCATGAATTGAAAGGTGACAAGCTGCGTATCACGAATCACGCATACCGTAGTACGACTGATGCAACGCTTGGGACGGAGATACCGGTTCAAAGTGTTCAGGAATGGTCGCGGCTGGAATATGAAGTGATATTCTCCGGTGTTGCGAAAGTACCCTTCGGTTATTTTAAGGTACCATTGGCCAACGCTGATGATACAGACAGTCCACTTGGATGCTCAGTATATTCTCGTGCAGTCGATCTGATCCGTGAAGCAGACATACGCTATAGTCAGATCAGCTGGGAGTATGAAGCAAAGGAAGCTGCTGTCCATATCGGAGAAAGCATGCTGCAGGATGACCCGAACGATAAGAGTAAGAAACTGTATCCACATGGGAAAGACAGACTTTATCGCCCATTAACATTCGATACTGGGGCAAGAGATAAACCGTTGATGGATACTTTCAGTCCGGACATACGCTCTGATCCACTGTTCAAAGGCTTCAATGCGCAGCTGAAGCTCATCGAGTTTAACTGCAGCCTTGCTTATGGTACGATCAGTGATCCGCAGAATGTGGACAAGACTGCAGAAGAGATCAAAAGCAGCAAGCAGAGGTCCTATACTCTGGTGTCTGATACACAGATGGCACTACAGGATGCCTTGACAGACCTGATCGATGCGATAGATTTCTATTGCAGTATCTATAATCTGTGCCCTTACGGTAGCTTTGATGTATCGTTTGACTGGGATGACAGTATCGTGGTCGATGCTGAGAAGGAACGTCTTCAGGACATGCAGGAGGTACGTGAGGGGTTGATGCCGAGATGGAAATACAAGGTGAAGTGGCAGGGGCTGACGGAAAAGCAGGCGAAAGCTGAACTGGCTGCTGAAGAATCGCAGGGTATCGACTTTCCCGGTGATGAATAATGCTCAATCCTAGATATCTGAGGGATGTACCGGAGGGGATCGCTGAGTATTTCGACGAACTGGAAACACGTATGCTGAAAGACATTGCTAGAAGGATCTCACAGAATGATTACATGATGACCAGTACAGCTGAATATCAGATGCATAAACTGGAGGAGCTCGGTGTTTCGATGTCCGAGATAGAACAGGCGATATCGGAAGTTCTGAACATCACAGATACGAAAGTGAAGGAGATCATACACGATTCCTCTTATCGGTCTGTGCAGAAAGATAATGATATGGCTAAAGCAGCAGGGATAGAACCTCCGCATCCAGATCTGACACAAGCTATTCTGAATGGTATCCGCTCTACGAATACAGAAATACGTAACATCTGCAATTCGATGGCATCTGCAGCTAACATGGCATTTGAGCACGCTTTGGATCAGGCATATCTTTCTGTATCCTCCGGAGCGTTTTCCTTCGCAGATGCAGTGAAAACAGCAGTCAACGATCTAGGAAAGAACGGAATCCGATGGATAGATTATCCAACCGGCGCACATAGAAGAGCTGATAGTGCCATACGCAATGCATTGCGGACAGGTGTCAATCAGACCGCGGCCAGATGCCAGGAGCAGAACCTGGATGAGATGGATTGCAATCTGGTGGAAACGACTTCCCATATGGGAGCAAGACCGGAACATGCGAAATGGCAGGGGATGCTGTTCTGGCGGAAAATACCAGTTGACGGTCTGCAGAATTTTTATGAAGCTACCGGATACGGAACCGGTGCCGGACTATGCGGGTGGAATTGTCGGCATAACTTCTTTCCGAATTTCGATGGTGAATTATCCTTTGAACACTATGATGAGGAAGCCAACGCAAAGCAGTACGAGCTAGATCAGGAACAGCGTTATAACGAGAGGAAGATCCGTGAATGGAAGCGCAGGCAGGCTGTAAATAAGGCTGGTGGCGTGGACAACACCAGAGAAGCAAGGAAAGTCAGTGAATGGCAGAAACGTCAGGCAGACTTCCTGAAAGCACATCCGGATATGAAGCGGAATTACGCTAGAGAGATGATCGAGGATGTAAGATTGCAGCGGAGTACGAAGCTAAAAGAATTTTATGCAACTGATGATAAAAGTGTTAAAATGAAGATAAGGGAAGATGAATCAGCAATATCTAAAAATCAATTTGAATCAGCGATAGCATACGATCAAAAGGGAAATGTCATCTTCAAAAAAGATGGAGAAAAACACGAAGTTGAATTCACTATAGAGGAATTGAATAAAATGAAAGGGGCGATAGTAACACATAATCATCCTCAAAATACGACATTCTCTCCACATGACATCTATATGTTGAAGGATTGGGAGCTACAAGAACTGCGTGCTGCTATCAATAAAGGTTCTTATGTTCTTCGTAATAATGATAAAATCACTCAGCTTCCTGATTTCAAGGTGTTTCAGAAGGAGCATGAGCAGCTCTATTTGAAATATCTTAAGGCATATAAAAATAAATATCCAGACTGGAAAGACGATAAAAATAGAATGGATAGAGTTGTACAGAATAATGTTATGAACCGTCTTGCAAAGAAATACGGATTGCTTTATTCGTTTGAGGAGGATGCGGAATGATTTGGACAGATAAAAAAGGTGTAAGGCATAGCGATTATCATGTCTCTTGTGTAACATGTGCAATTTGCATGGATTGTAAACATTTCAAAGAAATGGGAAATATGAAGCCTATATGTTCTGCCTTCCCGCAAGGTATTCCGGAAGCTGTATGGACCGGGACTTTACTACACACTATACCAGTAAAGGGTGATCATGGATTTCAATATGAGAAAGTAGAAATAGAGGACACAGATTTACCGGAATTATTATACGATGAAGATTAGCACTCATAGCGGGTGCTTTTTAATACCTGGAAGAGGGTGAGATAATGTGTAAACATGCATATAACACGAAGCAGCGTATCTATTATGATAAAGGATGCAGGGTCATACGGGAATATGATACCTGCATTTTTTGTGGCCGCAAGACAGAAGAACGTCTCAGCTATATGAATGATCCACCGAAACGGAAGCTGCCCTATTTCGGATCGCATATACTCTGACCTGAGCATGTCGTCTAAACTGTTCACACTCGATTGCAAGAGACTAAAATGCATAGATCATGCGGGAACCGACCCGAGAAAAAGGAGATTGAACAATGGAACTATTAGATTTGATCAAAGATTTTGGCATCACCCTTACAGAAGAACAAGAGACGAAGCTGAAGCAAGCAGTAGGCAAAGAGTATGTTTTGCGTTCTGACTATAATGTCAAGAATCAAAAAGTTAAGGACCTGGAAAAAGAGAAAAGTGAATTGGAGAAACGTGATTTCGCTTCCATCGAATCTGAGCGTGATGACTACAAAGGAAAATATGAAGGTCTGCAGAAGGAAAAGGATGACAATACCAAAAAGGAAAAATTCTTCAGCAAGCTTGAAGGCTGCCGTGATAAGGATTATGTCCTGTATAAGCTTGGTGGTGTCGATAAGCTGGAGTTGGACGATAAGCAGGAGATCAAGGATATCGACAACCTTGTGAAAACAGCAAAGGAAAGCTATCCATCATATTTTGGAAAAGCAGCGCCTTTTGTGGTATCAAGATCGGATGGACCGAATCAGAATACAGCTGATCAGAAAGATCAGGCAAACGCAGCGTTTAGATCGCTGTTTAGAAAGGAGTAAGTTATGCCAGTAAATATTACAAACCGACAGGATGCGGAAGCTCTCATCAGAGAGCAGGTCGTATCGACAATTTTTCAGGACGCACCGAAGCAGTCCGTATTCATGGGGATGGCACGTAAGCTGCCGAACATGACGAGCAAACAGACACGCATCCGTGTTCTGGACTTTTTACCGACCGCATACTGGGTGAATGGTGATACCGGTATGAAACAGACGACCCGTCAGGCATGGGACAACGTGTATCTGACAGCAGGTGAGCTGGCCGTTATCGTACCGATTCCGGAAGCAGTTCTTGATGATGCAGAATTTGATATCATGGGTGAGATCACACCACGTGTCAATGAGGCAATCGGACAGTGTGTCGATTCCGCTACCATCTTCGGATATAACCGTCCGGCTGAATGGCAGTCTGATATCATCACACTGGCCCGCCAGGCAGGGAACAATGTCGCTGATACAGGTGACAAGGATCTGTATGACAAGCTGCTGGGTGAAGGCGGTGTATTCTCCAAGGTAGAAGAGGACGGTTACATGGTAAGCGGCTGTCTGTCTGCGCTAGGCATGCGTGCTAAGCTGCGCGGCCTTCGTGCTACCGATGGGACATTGATCTTCAAGAGCGATATGCAGGGTTCTACACAGTATGCATTAGATGGAGCACCGATGTATTTCCCTACAAATGGCAGCTATGACAAAAACATCGCACAGCTGGTAGCCGGTGACTTCAAACAGGCGGTATATGCGATCCGTCAGGATATCACAGTAAAGATCCTCGACCAGGGTGTTATTCAGGATCCGGTCACCAAGGAGATCGTATATAACCTTGCACAGCAGGACATGATCGCGCTTCGTGTCGTATTCCGTATGGGCTGGGCATTGCCGAACGCAGCAACCCGTCTTGATGAGAATCGTACCGGCTGCGCATTCGCTTACCTGGAGCCTGCAACGCCGTATACGGCGCAAAAGGTGACTTTCACTGTCAAGGATGGCAGCGGTGAAGATGCTAATCTGGTAGAGAAAGCACGCGTCGATGTGAACGGCGCTAAACTGATGACAGGTGCTGATGGTACTGTGGAATTTAATTTACGTGAAGGGACTTATCCTGTGAAGATCACGAAGAAAGACCACATCACGGTCAACGATACTGTAGTCGTAGCAAAGACTGCAGTAACGAAGGATGTTGCATTGATCAAGAACCAGTAGGAGAGGGAATCCTCTCCTTACCTTTAAGGAGGTGCTGAAATGGATTATCGGTATTATAGAGATGATTACAAGAGATCGGAAGAGCACACGTCT